AAAGAATTGTCCGCCGGAACGATCTGGGTTACCAACCCAGCTGGCTGCTGTGGTTGCCTCCTGCACCTGTTTGAGGTCAGTTAGGATGCGCTCCAGCTCGCTGATGTTGATCTCTAGAAACTCAGCCGTGACGCGCTCGGTAAAGTTCCTGCCTTTAACAAGGTCGATGAGCATGCTGCGCTTGCCCTCGATGGTGTTCTCAAGCCTGGAAATAACTTGTTCCAAGGTCATGCTAGATTTCCTTGACCATGATAGCAGCTACACCCGCACTACCATACTCCGCCAGGCCGCAGTGCTCATCTTCCACCATGTCTCGAATCTCGGTGATGAGATCGCTCTCATCCATGTCATGCAGTCCATGTTCATCTCGAAGCACAAACTCCATGGTCACAAGCACTCGCTTCATGCCACTCTTCCTTTCTGCGTCTATCAAGCTGGAACCATGTAATGGTTATTCAGCAGAATAGTTTCGGGCGCACAAAACTGTGCCCCCGCCCTAGTTCAGACCGTCTCAGCGGCGTCCACAGTGTCAGCCACCGGAGCATCTGCACCGTCGTTCATCGCCTCGTCCAGCGCCGCCAGCGCCGCATCGAGCTTGTTGGTGCTGTCAGCTTCCGCAGTGTCAGCAGCCTTGCCCGCAGCACGCTTCTCGCGCTTGGCAGCAGCGTCACGGGCACGCTTGGCAGCCAGCTTGGCAGCAGCAACCTGCTCGGGCGTCAGCTTGGCAGCCTTGGCACGGGGCTTGCGCTCGCCCTTTTCCGCGCGCTCAGCAGCACCAGCGCCGGGCATGCGCACATCAGCATGCTGGGGATACTGGGCCACAAACGCCGCCATGGCGTCGGCCTTGGTCATGGGCTCGGCCAGATCCATGAACAGCACGTTAGTGTGCCCTTCCTTGATCAGGATGTCGCCGTAGCCCTCGGCACCACGGTTGGTGAAGCGGAACTTGGTGAGGCTGTTGTTCTTGGTGCTGACGCCCACGGTAGCAAAAGTAGCGGTGTTGGTCATGTCGTTGTGTCCTCTGTGTGTCTGTGTCTACAAAACCGATATTAGCACATCTGCTCGAACTGTCTACCAAAAAAAGCAACCTAAAATCGCTTTTTTTGGTGTTGCTGTTTCAAGCTGCCCTGCGCTTCATCATGTCGTCAGCATAACACATCGGTTGATCACGTCAACCAAAAAAAGCAAACTTTTTGAAAAAAAATAAACCGTTGATATCATTAAGCCCGGGGTTCTGAGCAGTTTTCACGCGGCTAGCAGTGCTGACATACGCTAGCAAGCTGTCAACTGCGTCAGAAACAGGATTGTGATCATAACCCATTGTTTTTGCAGCTTTGCTAGCTTGGGGTGTATCTAAAAAAATCAATAGGTTAGCAGCCTACGCCAGCTGCCGGGGCTAAAATATCTGAAAAAAATGGTTGACACCCTTTCAGCCCATGCTACAATGCGAATATGAAGAAGCAAGCGAACACGGCGTGGATCAAGATTATGGGCCACGTGGTTGGATGGCAGCAAGTTTCAGGATTTAATCTAAAAATCCTGAAAAATGGTTGACAGACCGTCAGGTTCGTGCTAGGTTGGCTTCAGTGACGCAGGAGGTAGCAAAGTTGGATCTCGTAAAGCGGTTTGGTGCGATTCGTGAAAAAACCCACGCTGTTTTGGATCTAGCCCGCCAGCTTTATGGTGTGGATATTCAGCCACATGTGTCATTCAATCTCCGTGGACGGGCAGCAGGTATTGCCAGCTGCCGCATGTGCCGGATCACGCGCCGCGCCAGCGATTTCAAAGTGCGTTATAATCCGCATTTCATTCAAGGCGAGCATTTTCAGGACATGCTGGACAACACTGTGCCGCATGAGATTGCACACCTTGTGACCTACATGCGCCCGGATCTGGGGCGCAAGCACGACGCAGGCTGGCGTCGCATTTGCTTGGCGCTGGGCGGAAATGGCCTTCGCTGTCATGCGTATGATGTTCCTGTTACCAACGGCTTTACCTATCGAGCAAGCTGTGGCACACTGATAACAGTCAGCAAGGTCATCCACAACAAGATTCAAATGGGCCAAAGCCGGCGCCTCAAAAAGACCGGTGGGCGAGTTGATCGATTCTCAGCATGGGCGCCCCATGGTGAGCCTGTTCCCGAAATCCCGCAGGTGCGCAAGATTGCTGAAGTTGTGTGGCCGCAGCCTCGAGCGGCTGCAACACCGCCTGTTCAGCAGCCCCAGCCCCGGGCCCGTGCAGTCAAAGCTGCTAGCGGCGAGCTCACCTGGGCTGAAAAGGTGCGGCGTTTGATTCGTGAGCAGAAGTCTCGGGGCATCAGCCAAGAGACTGTGATCAGTTTGGCTGTTATGAACTTGGGCATGACACGCGAGCGGGCTCGTAGCTGCGTCAAGGCACATTGGGACAAGGTGGTTTGACATGCAGACAGTGTATCGTGCCCGGCTGATCAACTTTGGCAACATTGTCTATCAAGGTCCCAATCTTGATCAAGCTGAGACTGCGATCCAGCAAGCGGCTTTTGAAGCCATGCTGGAACGGCAGTGTGAGCACGGCTGGCAGGGCGTGAAAACCTTCAGTGCTATTTCAGGATGGAGGCTGTGCATGACCGGAGAATAACACCGTTGACTTTTGTCTAGAACGCTATATACTTCCCGAGCTTGCAATACAACATAAAGGTAACTCAAATGGTTCGTAATCTTCTCCTGGCCACGGTGTTTGCTGCTGCCACTGTGACCTCAGCATCGGCACAGAATGTAAACCCTGGGCCCAAGGCCATCAACACTGGTGGCAGTGCTGGTGCTTATCACAACACTTTCTGTCCGCCGCTGCCGCCCGTGCTGGCCAATGCCTACTTCCAGGGCTATAGCTGCACTCCCAGCGCCGGCACAGTGGAAAACATCGCTCGCGTGCTGCGCCAGCCCAGCAATCTTGGCTTTGTGCAGTTTGACGTTTTTGCTCGTGAAGCCGCTGCCCGTCCCGAGGAGTTCCAAAAGCTCAGCGTGGTGCGCACTGACATTGCCTGTGAAGGGCTGTGGATGGTCACCAAGAATCCCGACCTTGATTTTGGTCGTGTGCTAGCACTCAGCCGCCGCATCAAGTTCGTGCTGCCACCCCCTGCGTCGGGTTCCGCTGCCAGCTTCAACTACCTGCGCAGCATTGACAGCGAAGGGCTGGGCCGCGTGCCCGACAGCAACATCACTTATCTCAGCGACGCAACATCGGTTATCAACCAGGTAGCCAACGGTCAGGAAGGTGAAGTGGGCTTTTTTGTGCAGTTTGCAGATCCCCGCAACAGCAACATCAAGCTCATGGTGGAAAAGAAGCTGCGAGTGCTGCCTGTGATCTCACGCGAGATTCTCCGGGCACGAGTGGGTGAAACACCAGTGTATCAGGCACAGACTTTCCGCCTTGCCGAAGGCGGACTGTTTGGTATTGGCGGTGCTGCACAGACAGCTACCACCACTTGCACACAGGTTGCTGTGATTACCGGCAGTCCCGATGCATATGCTGATCGCAACGGTCAGGATGATGCGCGCGAAATGATCCAAAAGGTTCGAGAGATTCCCCGGGACAATCTGCTGCCGCAGGACAACGCCATTGCAGCCGTGCTCAAGGGTGCTACTCGCCTCAGCCAAAGTGCTGTTGAGCAGGCAGTTGCCGGTGTTGACGCAGCTCGCCGTGCAGTGGAGAACCGTTAATGCTGGCACGTGTGCCCCTTGGGGGATGGTACCTGCTTATCACCGGGGGATTGTATGCTGTGTACAATCCCCTGGGATACAGCATTTGGCACTTGTGGACCACACGTGATCCTCTAGCACTTATGCCTTGGAACATCCTGCTTACCATGACAGTGATGTTTCCCTTGGCTTGCGTGCTTTGGGGCGTGCAGCGTACCATGAGCACATGGGGGCTTGCAGCCGTGCTGACGTTTTTGACTGTCTGCATGTGGGCTGTGCTGGTGGTAGTTCCCAATCTAGGATCAAGCTTGGCGTTTTGGGCTTGGATCACACCGCCACTTGTGGCTGTGGTACTTACAATGGGTTGGCAATGGCCCAGGATTTGGCGCAATGCCACAGGTGCAGTAACCGTGGATGATCCTCACACACATTCACACTAAACTACTGCTGTGAACTACAGGCTCAAGGTTGGGAAATCTCGACCTTGAGCTTTTTCCGTTTGGAAATGGTTGATAGTCCCTTGACTGACTTGTGCGGGCATGCTACATTTGATAAACTTTAACAATAGGTGCAAGATGTTCCGTGTTATCGCATACTTCTTGGCATTGGGTTTTTTGGGTAATCACCTAGTCAACCATGCCATTGCGCACAACTGGTGGGCCTTGGCAGCAACATGTGTTGTAGGAGCATGGTTCACCAGCCGACGTGACATTTGGTTGGGTACAAATGCCCCCAAGACCTGAACTTGATATCTGGGCCTTGGGCCTATGTGATACCACAGCTCAAAGAAGCCGAGATCCAGAACGGCAAGTGGGTTGTGTGATTTTACGGCCCGACAAGACTGTAGCTGCCGCAGGTTATAACGGTTTTCCACGACGGGTATGTGACGATCCTGGTCTGTATGAGGATCGTGATGCCAAGTTGCATCGCATGATTCATGCCGAGCTAGCTGCGATTTTAACCGCACGTGAACCACTAGAAGGTTACACGCTATATGTTAATCGCATGCCGTGTAGTCACTGCGCTGCATGTATTATCCAAAAAGGTATCTCACGAGTAGTTACTGCACCTCCACCTGAACAGTCGCGCTGGTTGCAAAGCTGGCAACATGCTCGCGCAATGTTTCACGAAGCAAACGTGCTAGTAGACTACATAAGTATTCACAATGATAATATTACCAACAGTAGCTGACCTTTTAGGGTGGAAAGTTTTTCAAGGCGATCAATATAGCCGGTGTCCCTATGGGCCCGGCTATAGATTTCTGATGTTTAAAACATCACGTCATGATGTAAATGTTGTGTTTGAAACTTTCAGCAAACGAGTAGCGGAAATTGCTGTTGAACGCAACACAGACCTAACACTGAATCTGTGGGTTTCGCCAGATTTTCTGCAAGCATATCAACAACTTAGACAGCCAGATATACAAGACATGTATGCCAGTGTGTTCCGCTTGGAAACAGAGGAACAAGCACTGGCATTGCTAGCAGAAGTGGGCGGTTAGATTTACGGGCGCCGAATTCCGCCTGCTGCTAGCACAATCTCACAGACATGGTTGAGGCGTTCGACATGAGCAAATGCCTGCCAGGGATCAACATCCACAGCAACCACCCCATGCATGTGTAGTCCAATGATGTGACTGTTGATGCTGCCATTGGGTTGAATGTCAAAAGCCTCGGCCACAGCCTTGCCCAAGTCCTCGCTTTGTGCCTGCACCTTGCCCACTGTGGGCCCTACTCGAGTGTGATTCTCCAGCTCGGGGAAATCGCGCACAATGTCTTGCAAGTCTAGTCCTGCATACATAGCAGCCACGATATGTGTGGGATGCAGATGCAGCACTACTCGATTGGAAGTAGGTGTGTTCACTTGCAGCCAATAGTGAAAAGGCAGCTCACCGCTGGGCCGCAGTCCAATAATGCGTTGCTGATACTCATCGTCAGCTCGAGTCATGTTGGCCCATGCATCAGCTGCCATGTGATCTTCAGCAAAATAGAGCTTGATCATGCTCTCGCTGGTGAGATGCTGTTTCCTTACTCCTGTGGGAGTGATGTAAAGGCAATCTTGCACCTTGCGACGCAGGCTCACGTTACCATCCTTGGTGGTGATCCAGCCGCGGTCGTAGGCAGTGCGCATTACTTCAGCCATAGTGTCTAGCATAAATGTTTCCTTTCAGGAGAATGTCAGCCAGGTCTCCATTGCGTCCCCGGCGTTGGTAAAATAGAATTCTTGTATAGTGTAATGAACCACAGTGCCTCGTTTCCAAATATGCCAAGGTACATCACCAGATTTCATTGCAACTTTAGGCCAATACTCGAGATCCTCTGGACCAAACTTGTCATGCAACCAGCTGACAACTTCTGGACTGTGTGTATAACTGATATTGGCTAGTTTTACCACATAGTTATTGCTGGAAACAAATGTAAACTTGTAAATGCCCGGTTGATCTCTGTGGTCCATTAGCGTTTTTTACTTAGCTCTTGGATCAATCGTTCTCGGCGCTGCCAAAAAGCCCGAGCTTTTTTATCCAAACCTTGTGCTTGGATGTGTTTCTGCCACGTCTCAACCACCCATGGTTCAAAGGGCTCACTCCAATTTGAGTCGCCCAGGGCATACCGTTGTCTATAATCCTCGCGCTCTTGTTCTGTGAGATAGATTCTACGTCCCGGCATGAGATCGCAGTTGCAAATATGAGGCGAAGAGAGGCAAACCTGTGTGCATTTCTTCGCCAGATCCTGACTATTCATCAGGATCATCCATTCCCCAGGGACCACAATACTCAGTTTGATTAGTATCGCGCCAATGGCGGGCAAAATCCAGTGCAGCTTGTTCTGTGGGAAATCCACTTTCAGGATCAACTAGACTGGGCCATTCTTTGTCGTTGCCAATAGTGGCTCCCCAATATTTGAAAGCGGGTTCGCCTTGTAACTTAACTGCAATCTCAACTCGTACGATACGCTTGTTACGAGCTGAAATCTCCAAAGTGTCATCATAGCGGCTGTATTCATGACCGTCATGAACAATGGTGATAGGCGTATTACGACTGAGCACCCGAGGACTCCAGAAAGTGTGGCCCGGGGAGTAAGGAAGGTTGATTTTCAAAACACAATGCTCCAAGTTATCTAGTGATAGTGTAGCACAACTCCGCTGCGAGTCAACCAGAACATGGTCGCCAGCGGCAATAAATCCGGTAAACTTCTTAGGGATAACGATCTATTGAATAGTAAGGAACCCCAGTCAACATACGCTCGACATCCAAGCCTCGCAATCTTAGCTCCAGGGCTACAGCATCAAGATAGATGTGATATTCGGGAAGATTGTGTCGGATGGAATAGGCATATCTAAGTAAAGCAATCATTTCCAAAGGTGTTTGCCTAGCTGGCTGGTTGTCCTGAAACATCTTGTTTATAGCTGTAAAGTTGTCCTCATCAACCAATGTCCAGATTGTTTTAAACAACTCTTTGAGTGCTGCGTCGCTGGAGTTCATGATTTAGTTCAGTTTACGCTTGCGGGGATCAAAAACTTTGTTGAACCATGCTTGTTCATCTTCAGTAAGCTCTGAGACATCAACAACGTTTTCCATTGTTTCCCGGAAATCAGGATCGCTAAATGCCTGTTCAATGTCCTTGACAAGTTCATCAAGTTCTTCTTGAGTGCCAGTGAAGTTGTCAAAGCAGCCGGGTTCAAAAACAACTCGAGCAGGTTTTTTATCTTGAGACATGTGTAGTTACCTTGTATTACATAAGTTTTGCATGATTGTGTAAGTTTGTCAATGGGTTTAGCCCCAAGTTAACATAAACTGCATGACATCTTCCTCCCGTTCAAAGAGGATCCAGCCCTTGGCAGCAAAGAATATACCGGGATAGCAGTTATCATAAACCCATTGGCGGATTGGACGATTAAACCAATCGTCATCCTCGTCAAGGGGTGGCCATTCTTTTTCATCAAGATCAATCCTGGCATACCAAGATGTGTCTGCAGGAAGTTTTGTAATTTTTATTGCCATTTGAGAATAAATTCCATTGCTGCTTCCTGTGTGGGGAACCGGCCACGGAAGAGACACCATGTTTCCATCTCTAGGTCATTGGGATCTACCCACTCAAGAGGCTGTATATATGTGTGTGACAGAGTAGAGATTTGCTGACAGACACCTTGCAAGGTCCTAGCGTCTTTGAACTCAGTGGCCCACTTATATGTATTCAAACATTTGTGAGCATCAACTACCACTTCACACATGCTATCCCCACGTCAAGGTAAACAACAGGGCATCCTCTTGGCGTTTGAAGTCCCATGTGTTGTATCGAATGTATTTGCATTTGCCAGAGGTGTTTCCTGCCAGCCAGTCGTCAATCTTTGACACAGTTGATGGCACACCGCTCAGCAACTCACGCCAAGGATTGATCAGATTGGGCAATGTGACCCTAGTCCAACCTCGGCGTGGCTTCTTGAGCTCATTTGAAATTTTAGATCGTGCTATCTGCACCTGCATACTGCTGCATCAACAGCCTCCAGTTATCTCCTTCCAATCGCATGACTGAGTAATCCCGGAGAAGGGTCAGTTCCAGCTCGTGATCTTCTGCCAACTCTTTACGCAATTCAGTTTCGTCAATGTCCGAGACTGGTGCAGGATACCCTACAGCATGCACCACATGGGTACCAAAAATCACAGCCGCACCACAGGGAAATTGATGGAAGAATTCTTCCCAATCCCAGTCGTTGCTCAAGTTGTCGCTCATCTCTTTATCCTTATATTATGATACTAATATACTCAAAATAACCAAACTAGCAAACAACATGCTCAGCAAAAAGAAAAACAACACTGGCCAATCCATAATAGGGCAACTGTGTCTATTTGTTCTTTTGTTTGACTACAGTATCCCCAGATACAATGCGCCAATTCATACCATATCTAGGTTTGGCAGTCACGGTTTCATAGGCTTGAACTGCATCAGCCAAACTGTCATAAGTTTTGTGCAGGGTCCATTTCTTGAAGTCAGCACTGCGCAAGCTGTTTTTGCGGAAATAACTGCTGAGCCGTTTTTCAATCCTGAACATTGAACACACCTTATTGTGCAGTGAAAATAGCACACTACCAGCTGTGTGTCAATGGTAGAGGTGAGACCTATAACACTGCGGCAAATTGTTTTATTGCCGGTTCCACAATATCTCCGACGCAATCCTGATGATGGTATGCATTCTTGCCTCATCACTGGGTTTTTCTTTCCATCCCACTGAGATCTGTCCGATAAACTTAGATGGTTCAGGAGGCACGCTGATCCTACACATGTAGGTGACACCTTTTTCTAGATAGTAAAATCCTATCAAGCTCTGTGGTCGAGTATATTCCGAGCAGGGTATGTTGCCGCTCATGAGATCCACTACGTCCTTATTGTTGTCCTGATTATTGGTGAACAACCCAACATCAACGCCGTCGTATGTTTTGATTCGCACGTCGGGTTTGATGGTCATGTAAACCATGCGACGTGTGTTTAGCAAGGGATTTACTTCAAATATGGCCACCAGTTCAGCATCGCTTTGTTTCATTATGAAGGCAGTGGCTTCGTCGTATTTGCCATTCATCCTGGGAAGGGCCTGTTGCGCTCGATAGCTGGCCATAAAGGCATCTTTTTCTGTGTAAACGAACCACATAGCCATACCAAACATGGCGATTACGCTGAGGATGAACAGCCTAACCGGACTGTGTCCCACCCACTCAAGGACTTTGAATAACGTGTCTTTTATATCAGCTGTCATGAGCAGATACCCCTATAGTTTGCCTGGTTATGTCGTTTCTCTATCGCACACAAATGCCGTGACAGCAACATTGCCATAAACATGCGCAACCGTCCTAATCATATCCATTACTGGATCCACTGCTATTAACAACACTATCACAGCTTCATGTGGTAGTTTGAGAAGGTCGCATACTATGGCCACAGTGGCCACAGTGAGAACACCGGTAGTGCCAGCACTTGCTAGCCCTGCCAGCACACTGCCAAGCAAGATTACCACATAGCCTGCCAATCCGGGGTTTATCCCATAGATGTTGGCAATAAACAACGTGGCAATGGCGTAATAGGTTATGCTGCCTATGCGATTCACTGTAAAGCTCAGGGGCACCATGAGCTCAACTCCACTGCGTTCAAACTTCAGTTTGGTCAGTGCTTCTTGTGCATATGGTATGCAAGCCAAACTGCTGCGAGAACTGATGGCAACGATTACAGTTTCTTTCATGGTTGACAGCAACGCAACGAGGCTGACTTGAGAGCGCATCCATAGCACTAATGTGGCTAGGATCATTACTGCTAGACCGCCCAGTGCCTGCTGTCCTATGAAATCAAACATGGTGCTGAAAATCGCCACACCTACCTTGGCCACTTGGCTGGATATCATTGCCAACAGTGCAAACGGTAAAAAGTAGTTTAGGAACTTGAATATGCTGATGCTGGCAGTCTGCACAGCGTTGAGGGCATCTGTTATTATTACCAATCCTGCTGCTTTCACTTGTCCCAATGCTATGCCAAATATCAAGCAGAATATTACAACCTTGAGACTTTCTCCACTGTTGAGGCTGGCGAATATGTTTTCCGGTATGAACTTGCCAAACACGCTAAAGGGGTTTATTTCTGGTGGCAGGGGCATGGGCTCTCTCATAGTGACATCAAGATCGGTTGCACCTGTGTCCTTGTTGTTGACAAGTGAGCCAAGACTGACTGTTTTTTCTGGTGTCATCTCCGGGGCAGTGAACACCACGCTGGCTATACCCACAGCTGATGCCAGCACCATACTAATAAGAAATCCAAAAATAATCCTTTTGATAAGGTTGGCTGCACCATCTCGTTGTAATAAGCTAACTACCCCCACTAATATTGTGGCAAAAAGAAAGGGAAGCACAGTGACCTTGAGCAGGCTGAGATAGATGCCGCCCACGCCCTCCATGCTGATACTGGCTTCTGGGAAAAACATTCCAGCAAGAACACCTGCTGCAATGCTCAACAGCACAGTAATGGGATTTGTGAGTACCTTTTTTATCATCACTTGACTCCATTGAGATGCTGTGTTCTATACATAGTGATCAACCGCCGGGTGTCTATGCGGTTGAATTCGTTTTCTATAACGTGGTTTACAATCGCCAACAGCGTGACAGATTTGTAATCCACTGCGGCGGCAATGCTGTCAACCAAGTCCGTTATTGTGATGGTTTTGGTGCTGATGCTGGCCTCGGGTCTTTCCCAAGCTATTCGTTTGATCTCAAATTCGTCCCTAAATCCCGCTGCAAATGTGCCGTTCATTACGCCAGTGACCACATCAGTCCAGTTGTCCATGGGCGCATACTGTGCATGCGGAAAGTTGATGCGTGCAAACGTGTCATAGCTGCTGTTGCGCATGAAGGCTATCGTGCCATTGAACCCGCGTATGGACTCAACTGAATCTCTGCCTGTGCCATTTTGGCTAAACCACAAACGATTGACTATCATGGCTTGTCGCAACTTCACATAGGGTGTGGAAAATCTCACCATCTGCATACGGGGCCCTGTTATGCTGAGCTTGCTAACAGCAAGGTCTATCTCGCCAAGGACCACTTGATCCACAACTTCCTGAAAGCTGTTTGCATCGCGACGGAACCGTATTTGCACTCCCAGATACTCTGCCACCCGTTTGGCAATGTCTACATCAATTCCCCGGATGTTATCTGCCCCTCCTGAATAAAACGGTGGGCTATCAAACTTGGTCATGCCCACGATGAGATAGCCTCGTGAACGTATTTGATTTATGTCAGGAGGAGGTTCTTTGCCTGCTGCTTGCGTTATTCCCAGCATGGAAAACGCTAGGAAAAATATGGTTATCAACTTTCTCATACATCAGGCCTTTCGCGCGGCTGTTGTTGGTCTCAATAATCCCGGGCAGTGTATGATCCTGGGATACCTTGGCATTATGCTATTGTGGTGTTCTCTGGGTATTTATAAAAACAGATATTGCACGCAAGCATGGCTTCATGCTTGCGTGCAAGGGTAGTATTGGGTCTTTGTATGGTTTACATGCAGGGATAGCTGTTTATGTAAGGCCTTTCCCGGTCAACTGTAGTTCAAGTGCAACAACGAGCTCCACTCGCGATAACAGTTGGGGTCTTCCATCCATTCGCGCACCCGTGGAGTCATGAGTAGTTGCGCAACCTCATGATCAAACGCAAAGCCCTCTAGGACCTCAGCACCTTGAGCCCAAAAGTCACCATGCTGCAATGAACTGGAGAATGTTTCCAAAGCTTGAACAGGATTGTCTGCAATGCCCATCCATATGCACCAAGTTTGTCCCTCTCCAGTAGCTGCATACTGTGCTACTACTGTGTATAATCCCATACTTCGTACCCTTCCCAAATGTTAAATACATATAACAATACTCTACTTGCTCCACTCTTTGTATTCATTGGGGCAGATGCTTTGTACCGGGCAACTGTCGCAATACCATTCATTGTCATCCTCCCCTAGAGAAAGAATGCACCCCCAAGGCTTGGCTTCTTCATCTTTGCTCCATCCCCACTTGACAGGCATGGTATCCGCGATCTTGGTGCAGAGCTTTTGCAGCTTGTCCTTTTTCATACCAAGATCAAGCTCTTGTTTGGCACGCAAGGCATCATACTCTTCTTGGGTGAGCAGGTATTGCATGGATTTACCTCATGTATTGTTTTGTAGGATAGCACAGAGGTTGGGTTGCGTCAACAGCCTTTCTGCCATGTGCTTATACCATGGCCATCCATCCACGTGATCATGATACCAGGCCGCATCAGCATCCAGGGGAGGTTCCGGAAAAGGCTCAACGCCACGGTATTCATCATCAGCTCGAGCCAAGGCCAGTGCTATATGCCGAGTTTTGAGATCCTGGTTCATTCTTTTCCCTTCTTTGAGAACGTTTGAACAATCACCAGCTTCTCTTCTTCCTTGACGTCCAGCTCGTAGGCCTCGCTCATCCAGGGAATGGATTCGGGTTCACCATGCTTGCCGCCACCCGACCAATAGGTCCAGCCCACCCAGGAACCATCTGCCATCTGGGCAGCCACGCTCCGGCTTTCATAGTGCCGGGAATATTCGCAGGGGAGGTCAGTCTCAACTTCGCCCTGGCGAAACTCATACTCAAGGTCATAGACATCTTGATCCTCGTAGAGCTCGTCCACATTGTCTGATGTGATAGCAGCAGGGTCAATGCTGAGTGAACCCTGGTCAACAAGATCGAGAAGGATTCGCTGTTTGATTTTCTGTTCAGGTGTCATTGTTTGCTGTCCTTATTCACTTTCAGGACTCCTTTTGCAATGATGGGCTAGATTCAACCAAATGACCCCATGTGAGCAGGAACATGGTAAGATCTTCCCGAAACTGAAAACTCCAGGTGCATGAGTATCCAGATCCCATTAAGGCATGCACCCCGAAGCCTCGATTCCATGTGGCTCCATGAGTGTATGGCCACAGCTGAAGACACCAATACTGCACATCAACTATATCTTTAGTTGTAAGGCCTGCCAATGTGGCTGTGTAAGGCAGTCTAGCCATCACTTTTCAGCCTTGGCTTGCCGCACAACGATCCTTGTGGTCTCGATCCTGTCAATAGCAGCCCATGCCACTCCATAGGAGACCACCAAGGTGTCAATCTCCGCCTCAGCTTCTTCCAGCGTGTCCCGGGTGCGCCAGGTGCCGTTGGGGCTGCTGACTCGAAACTTCACTGTGTCACCTTTGTAGGCCATCATTCGTCTCCCACACTTTGCTGGTTCCACCGCGGCGCACCATGCAGCTTGCGCACCTCATCAACCTTGGTCTGCGTGCCCAGATTTTTGCGGATCACATCCAACACTGCCGCCTGCCAATCAGCATCAGCATTGTCCCAATATCGAAATACAGAACTCTTGAGGTTGCCATCTAGGTTTTGATACTTGGTATCCAGAGCAAAGCTCTTGCGGTCGCTGCCATGCTCGACCTTGATTACCCCCCAACGACTCTTCCAGGTGTCTGCTGCAACCGCTACACCCTGCCAAAACGCCCGCTCGTAGTTTTCCACACGCTTGAGGTCATCCTCCTGCAAAAAGCTCTTGACGTCGTCCAGCTTTTCTTCAAGGATCAGCTCTAGGAGGTTCTTCTCGTGCATCAACGCATCCTTGGCACGGTGGATCCGCACATACCAAGCGCTCTTGAGCTTGGTCATGTGTCCGTCAGCCCAACGGATGATCCATCCCTCTTCACCTTCCAGCTCTTGAGTCTCGCTGACCAGTGCCTCCATGCTCTCCACATTGCCAGGGTAGGCCTGCACCAGATCCAGTTGATATTCTGCTGCCAGTTCCTGCATCTGGGTATAGGACATATACACGCCGGTGCGAACATGCCGCACAGCAGTCAGCACCAGACGATCCTGGGGATGATCACATACGATCGTTTGTTTCCGAGAACACCACTCAAAACAGGCAGTGTAGCCCTGGCTCAGTGTTTCGCGGATGAACAGGTCAATGTTGGACCGAGCTGCCACAAAGGGCTCGACCTGTGCTGCCACATCCGTGGGTCCCATCTTGGTCGAAAGCCGGTAGCCCTCCGTAGTGGGTAGAGCACGGATCATACTTCCATCCAACTTGGAGAGTATGATGTGCGGGCGAGTGAGGTCAATGTTCTCCAGGAGAGTTTCTCGCTTTTCCCCCACATTGAAAAACTTGTGAAATGCGCGGCTCACCAAGTTGCCCTCAAGGTCAAACAGCAAGCCCCTGCATTCCCGACGGATAGCCTTGAGTCGAGTCTGCCGCTCGCGCATGCTGGCGCTGCCTCCAGCAGTATGGACCTCGGGGAACATGTCCGGGCCCATCTGAATGTAGTTGACCACAGTGCCCCAGGGCCGCTGGGCTACAATGAAGCCTTCCACACCCTGGACAGCTTCCAGCACTTGATCCAGGTGCGTGATCTCGGGAAACGTGTAGTGCATGGTCAAGCCCTCTTCTCTCTCTATGTGGGCATTATAGCACAGGTTAGGCGGATGTCAACCTAGAAGATCACAGCCTTTTGATCAGTCACAAATACGTTCGATAATGGCACGACCCCCTACATCGTAGGCCACCAGTCGCTCGCTGCAAACTGGTGCAGTAGTGTAGGGGTAGGGTGACAGCACTCCTCCAACTATGGCCCCGCCAATCAACCCACCCACAAATGGCATCACCCAAGGGGTGCTGTGGTGGGGTCTTGGGTGATGGTGGCGGTAGTGGGGTGCAGGAGTGTATCCATAGGGGCGGTAGTGGTATCCTTGTGCCCAACAGGGACTGGAGGACAGCAACATGAGTGCAACAAGGAATCTTTTCATAACCTTATTTAAGCGGCTGCTTGCAGTGTGTCAACATTGACCTTGGTCTTCATACGCTCGTATATGCGCCAGGGCCGGCTGTCCACTTCAAAAGGGTTGCTGACCTTTTGTGAGAGGGCTTGTAGTGCCAGTTGACGGTCAACTTCGCGACGCATCCTCTTGGCACGCTGGAATCCAGCCAGCTGCAATCCCGGCAGCATGTCTGAGTATTGGGCTTCCAGTGACTTGCACTGTTCGCGTCGCGTTTGAGTAGCAGTGGCTTGCACCTCGTGGTTGCGCACCAAATGAGCCAACTGCTTGATGCGCTTGTTCTGCTCAGCAGCCTCTCGGCGCATCTTACGTTCAAAAGCCAGTGAGCGAAAGCTGCCAGTCTCAGGCGCGGGCCGACTCATTTCCATAGCCTGCAGGAAATCTTCCCAGGGCGTGTTGCCTCGACGGTTGTTGCATCGGCCACATGCCACAGCCAAGTTGGTGATGTGGTCAGTGCCACCACAACTGCGAGGAGTGATGTGCTCGATTGTAGCCGAGTTCTTGAAGCCCTGCTCGCCACGCATCTCGCACTGACACCAGCAGCAGCGCCAACGCTGCACTTCTGCCAACCGTGTGCGATCATAAGCCTTGCGAGCCAGTGCTCGAGCCCGGCGAGCTTGATCCTGATTGGGATATACCTCCAGCCAATAGGGCAAGGTACGCATCTGGGGATCATTTACGATGCTGGGCACAATCAGCTTCATGCATACACCCTTGCTTACATCGTCAACTTAGCATGCCCGGCTCGATGTGTCAACCAATTATGTCAGGAAATTTTGCCATATTTCTATCACATTTTTCCAATCATAACTTGCAGCGTGTTGTTGGATAGACAAACATTTGTTATGATATTCCCCAGGATGGGCTTTGTAATGTTGCAAAATGCTGCATGTTTGTGACAAAAACTCCTCTGTTAGCATGCTTACTTCATGCCCGCCTTGTGCTCCAATGCGTTGGGGCCAATGGCCAACTGGCGTACTTATAACCAATCTACCAGCTGCGCCTGCTTCCATGACAGGCAAACCAGCACCTTCTTCCGTGCTTGCAACAACTACCGCATCCACAGATTTGTAAAATCCCGGCATTGTCACGTAACTGTTATGATAGTTTTGTGCCACAACAAACTCCAGGCCTGCTTGATGGCAGGCTCGTTCTACCAACCAAGCTCGTTTATGATGTTTGGGCATGGACAAATAATTGCCAATATCATCTTGGCTAAACTCTTTTTCACCAACATATGCCCCGGCATAGCCAACTCTTTTCAGTTGGCTGCTGGGGGTTAAATAAAAACTATTGTAGTTAATGCCCAGGGGTAAAATATCAGGGCGTCTAGCTACCCCCATTGAGACGCTGAGATCGTGCAGCCAGCTGCTCACAACACCATAACGATGAAATCTGGCAAACTCCTCGACTCCATGGTAATGGATCAACTCGGCTATATCCAAGCGTGCATGGGCTATAACAGCACATTTTTCTGCCGGAATAACTTTGTAGTTGTGCCCTAAAAATCGCCAACCATGCGGTGTTGTGACAAACAAGTCACAAACGTCGTTTAGCTCTTGCATTTCAGCCCAGGTATAACTTTGATTCCAGGGTAAAATCTTGCAATCAAATCCCGAACTCCAAAGATACTTGGCGAGTTCAAAATGAATGCTGCCAAAAGCCCAGTTGGGCTCAACATAAAATATAATCTTTTTCATGTTGATTGTTATTCCGGAGGTTGCCAGGGCTTGCGAGCATCGTGATATTTCTGCTTTAAACTTTTATAAGTCTTGCGCTGTCCCTGAGCAACATCTTGAAAAATCACAGCAGGATCCTGCAACAGCCACATCATGAGATCTTGTTTACGAGTAGGTTGCCAAAACATAACATAGGTTTCTCCATGACAGGGTCCGGTAACTAGGCCATTCTCATGTAGCACCAAGGGGCCAATCCTGTTTTGATGAAACACAAATGTTGTCATGGTCCGGCCGTCATCTTGTATCAAGGCTAGGTTATGTGTGACGGTTCCTTGGAAATCCATTAACTGCACAACACGAGTGTGGGGAAATAAACAGGCAATAATTTTAAAATACCACAGTTTGTCGCCAACACCAATCCAAAATAACGGCAGCAGGGCTGACAGCATTACAAACGCCCACGATGATATCAAAGCAATTTCCCAACCCAAGGTAGCTGCTAGTGTGATGAACAGCACTGCGCTGGCTGCTATAACAGCAGGGAAAAACTTTTCACGTTTGGGTTTAAAAAACTTATAGTCAGGCATGCTATAAACCTTGTGTTTATAGATTTCTAGCATGTTCTAGCTAATTTGTCAAAGACAAACTGTATTCCTGCCTGGGTTTATCGCTGTTCAATCCAAGTCATAGCTGCTACAGCATCTTTGTTGGTGATGTGACTGGCTACCAAGAGAGTAAGAGTATCTGAAACTGTGCCCATGCTGGATCTACCTATTTGATAGGCGGTTTCTTAGTCCAATGAAATGCTGGTGCCACCGCCACCTGTGCTAACAAAGCCTTGGTCCACAATAGTGCCTTGATTTATATTGGATATAGCACTTGGCGAAGTAAATGTTTGATACTGCGTGAAACTCAAGCAAAGATCATCAGGAGTGTCACACATGCTCTTGCCAACTGACTACACCCACAGCATCGTCATTGTTGGTAGTAGCTATGGCCGCCAAACACCAAACATCACTCACACCTGCTATGGTTCGACCAAGTTGCTGACTGAAATCCACTTCGTTAGCAGAGACCGATGCGGTTCCTCCTTTGTTGGAACCTACAAATATTCCTTGATCAATCACTGTGCCGTTACTTACTGCTGTGGCGGACAAGTCGTATTCCACAGAGCTGTCATTTCCTGTTGTTTGCCAATTAGCATCTGCTAACTCAGGATTTATAATAATCTTATAACTAAACGCAGCTTGTTGCAAGCCATACACATCAAACTTAGTGGGAACTACAACGGAATCAATGTTAGCAGCTTTCAGTCGTATACACACAAGTGGTCGGTATACAGTATGACTTAGATTCTTACCTGTAAGCCCTGTTCCCACGCTGCGAGAGAATCCCTTGTTAGCATACCCGCCTTCTGACATCACAGTGGAACAAATTGCTCTCATGTTGCCTGCGCTGCCTGTGCTAGTAAGTTCATATCTAAGAGGAAGTGTGGCAGTGGTCATGTAAACTTTATCAAAAATATTAGCATGTTGAAATGTATGACAAATAATATATTGTCCGTTTATTATAAATCCGCAACGTGCATTACCTACACCCAACCATTCTATGTCACACCAAAAAATTTGCGATTTGCTTAAATTCAAGGTAATCCCGCTAGGCCCAGTGCCAAGAAGTGTGTCGCCGTTCCAGTTTGCCTGTGATATTTTTTCACTAACGTCGTCTACTGATCCGCTAGTGTATTTTCTTATAACCAAGCTTACTGTTGTCCCATCTACTTCAAAATAAATGCCATTCTGTGCTCCAAAATATCCCACACGTTGGCGCAGACCGCTGGTAGGTGTTGACATAACAAAAGTCGCCATAACTAACAAACTTTTACCAGGTTGATACGCAAACACTGATTTAGTCTGCCGAATACTTTGGTCGCCATTTCCTGAAACTGACATTAATATAGTGGATTCATTTGGTACAAATACAGATGTTGCAGAACCGGTATCAAGTTGATCCCATTTAAAGGGATCGTCTCTATACCTAAGCGCACCGTCAAACAATGTTAAAGGTGTACTTACTCTCTTTCTTCCAAATGCATCAGTTGCTGTGGGGTCATCCAGTGCTATTACAGAGCCAGTTACTGGTAGGGGATCAGGGCTTACTATTCTGGCTGCAACCCGCATTTCAGCTTCATTTTCATTATGATATTGCAAAGCCAAGTGAATATTTCTAGGTGTGTTTGCAGCAACGTCTGTCATGTTTTTTTCTCTTGTTGATAGAATATTTATCAATGGTGCTGTAAATATGTCATGAACAAGATTAAAAGAATGATGTGGTTTTCCCTGGGTTTGGTGTTCCTGGGCATTGCCTACATAGGCCTAATAACACCAGGGATACCCTGGAGCACTCCCAGTGTGGCAGCCGCTTGGTGTTTTGCCAAAAGCAACGAGCGTTGGCACAAATGGTTAATGAACCATAAAATATTTGGTCCGTTTCTCGTCAACTGGACCCAAAAGCGTATTTTTCCACAGGCTGGCAAATGGGCCATGGTTATCACCATGGATGTCAGCTTGTTGATACTTTGGTTTACTACCTATAATGTCGTGTTGACTTTGAGTGTGGCTGCGCTCATGGTAGTAGGTGCTGTGTGGGCTTGGCGTTATCCCCATAGTCAGCAAGAATACGAAATTCGTCAGCAACAAGGCAGAAAAATAGGCTGGTTGAAATAATCAACCAGCCCAAGTTTATTGCGTATTACAGAGATAGTTCGCTGCGATCTCGCACTTCCTGGAAAGTCCAGTCTTTGATCAGCTGGCCGTCCTTGTAGACTGTTACTAGATGATTGATGTTGCTCCGGCCTTCCTGGCTGTCTGCACGCACCGTAACCCACTGGCTGTTGCCAATACCGTTGCTGCGGATCAGTGCCAGCTGCCCACGCTTGCTGCGCTTGCCCTGGTCAGTAACAGGATCCTTGTAAACATCCTGCCACCGGCCGTTGACGCATGCAGCCGAGGCTTTCATGGCAAACTTCTGCGTGTCGCGAGTGACACTCTGTAGCAAGCCGCCACCCATGCCCACAGCTACGTTTTCTGCACTCCAGCCGCGTGCTAGCAGGTTGTCATACAAAGTTTTGATGCTGTGGATGTTCATGCCATCGCCCTGGATCACACGCACACTCTTGTTCAGGACCTTGTAACCCCGGCTGTTGACAGTGTGACCAAACCGCTCGCCCAGCGCCTCGACAACATCTACCGGCACCACAACCGGATCACCACTGTCGGGACGCACCACAAGTGTGGCACCGCTAGATAGCACACGATCTCGCAGTGTTTTGCCCCAGATATGGTTCACCGCGTTCATGATGTCGTAGCTGTCGCTCACCACTGCAAGGATGCTGCCTGGGCGTGCAAACTGTGTGAGCATGTTGCCATAGGCCTCAGCTTCGCCATCGCGACCCCAACTGGTGATAGTGCTGTGCTCGGCAGCAGGGATGCTGAACCCTGCCATGGCCTCACCGTAGTAGCGTCGGGCTGCAAGGATGCCTGCAATAGTGTCAGTGCCCCGGAAGTTCACCAGGTGAGCACTGCCCCCAAGCTGGGCGCTTTCATCGCTGCTGACACCACGAGCGCCAAAGTCGTGCAGTCGAAACAGCAGTTCAGCTTCGGGGTTGTCACTGCTCTTCTCCAGTGCAGCTCGAATCGTCTGCTTGGCATGCCAGCTCAGTGTGGCAACTGTGGTGGGGTACCAAACAGCACGTAGTAGAGCAGTCTCTAGGAAGCTAGTGAGCCAAGGCACATTGGGGTCGGTGTTGACTACTGTGGCCAGCACATTGTGGGTGGGGATTACCATGCCTTCGGGCACTGCACGAATTTCCACAGGCAGTCGTCCCTGATGTTCACGCACAATGTATTCCCAGCCCTCGCGATGGAATGGCACACCGTGCGCGGCTGCAAATCCTGCTGCCTCATCTACGTCTTGCATGGTAATGGGGGTGCTAAGTCGGCGCTTGAGCCAAATCTGCAGGCCGTAAAAAAGTGTGCGAGAGAACAGCCCACCGCGGCTCTCCACGTAGCTGAAAATATTTGTTGTATTTGGGGGATACTGCCACGCATGGCTGAATTTGTAACTATCAACATCCAACAGGATGTTATCAAAATTGAACATAACAAGACTCCCTTGTTTTATATAACTCTAACAGCAGGTCTATCCTGGTGTTGACCTATTTATATAGCGAATTCGTGATTATGTCAATTAGTTTTTTTGGTCCAACGCCGAAAAATTTCCCAAGTTTCTGGACCCATATGAGCGATAATGTTCTTTTCCGTTTGTGGGGATAGGTCTTTCAAATGTTGTGCAGCCCACACTGCATCTTGTGGATGCAGTTGTGTAGCCAGCTCAACCAGTTCATCACCGGGAACACCCCGGCTGCGGTCAATCAACTCCAGCATGTTGGGGTGGGCTTGAATAGCTGCACGCGCCATTTGGTCATTCCATTGGGACGACATCAAAAACTGCCTGGGCGCGTCTTTATTGCTAGAGATCACTGCAAGCTTTTGTTGAGAATTCAGTTTGTATTCCCAACGCACAAGATAGTGTGCAACATAGGCATTGGTTTTGCTGGCTTGCAAGATAGCACCAAATGGCATGCGCCGACCTTCTCTAGCAGCCCTGATGATCACGGCCCCGGCATCTTGTTTCAGGGCTTGATCCCACATGCCGCGATCGGGATGGTGTATTCTCCAGATATTATCGGGATTCTTTTGTATGAGAGCCAGTTGTGTTTGTCTGCTCACACTGCCCTTGCGAATATTCCTAGCAATAGATAAAAGTTTCAAATTATTTGCTGAAAACCACACTGCTTGTGTGGGCTCATTGGCATGTATTAATCCCGAGCCTTGCTGATCTACCACACCTGTAATAGCCAATGCACGCATGATGGCATTCCATGCCACTGTGGGCTTTGGTCCGTTGTAAGACTTATACCACATGCTGGCCAGCACCCTGGTGATATTCCAAAGCCATCCTGCCGGGGTCTGCTGCTTGCTTTCTCTTTTGGCGTCATCGAAAAAAAAATCTACAAACCGATCTAAATCAACGTCGGGGCCTGCTATTTTGGGAATAACTTTTTGTTCCAAAACTCGCATATGGCGCCAGAATTCGCCACCAGTATAAGTTGCAACATTTACAATACCTTCCCTGCTACGCGGCTGTAACACCAAAGCATATTGTCTTTCACCGGCATAGGGAATAGTGTTGGCCTTGATTGCCGGCCACATTTCTCGGAGTGGATATGAATATATGCCTGCGGGTGTATTGTAACCTGTTTGTGGATTAATGCCCAGTTTGGGTATATCGCTGAAGCTTACAAAAACATCATCTTGGCCCGCGTAGGGCTGTAAAGTATTAACTATATCTTCCAGAGCTTCGTCAAGGCAAACAGCTGATGCTTTTTCAACTATTTGCTTCCAGCTTTTTATATCATCCATCATGAACTATCCTCACCTGAGGATATTTATGTAGTGAGTTTTTGCCACATGTGTTGTTGATTGACTATAGCTTCAGCATTGTCAAACTTCCACAAGCGATGAAAACGGCTGCTGTTGGTTCCCGGTGGATCGTATTGAAAGCTGTTTTGACCGCTGCTGAAGTTCAGCCCAAACCATACCTTGCTGAACTTACCAAGGTAATAGTAGTCGCCAATCAGCGCAAGATAAAATGGTCCAGGATAGACCTCATCACTGCCATGTTTGGTTGTTTTGGCAAGGTCAACTTCTGTTAAAGCAGGATGGGCGCTCATTTTAGTTCCTAAGCATTACCTAGTTTCATAAAACATTGTGCATTTTGCGTAAACCAGCCCATGTGATACCCTTGTCTCACATATGTCAACATGTGATTGGTTAAGTCATTCATGGGTAATAGACCAGCATTGGTGAATTTTTCATACCAAAAACTTTTTGGTTGGCAATTAATATGGCCCACGCCGCCCTGTCCCGGGATAGCAGCAGTCCAAATCAAAATACCTCTATGGTCCAGCATGTTAACAATACTGGATACAATTTTATCATTAAGCTCGCTGGGTATGTGTTCTGCTACTTCAATACACATGACCAAATCACCAGTTTCGTTAATATCAAATATACTGGTTTGTATTAGGCCATTTTTTCCTTGCACACGATCATCAATATCGTATCCCCATGCGTTAACACCCAAGTGACGCAAACTGTCCACATGCATGCCGGGGCCGCATCCAACATCAAGAACTTTTTGAGGTTTTAAAACTTTGGTGATATACCACGCTAATCTATCTGCAAAGGGTTTTTCTTCCTTCCACATAGCATCGTAATCCATTTGTTCTGTCATATAAGCTCCTTGCTAATAAAATACCCTAATTTTATTAGCATGCTACTTAAAAAAACATCTGTCAACTACTATTTTACAGTTGTTCCTTGTTGATAGGCTCGTCTGTTGACGGCGCATCAAGACTGGGATCACCTGTGAGCTGGATCAATCCCTGCTTTTGCGAGATCCGTAAAACTCGCTTCAACTGCTCCATGCCACAACGGTCTGGCGTGCTGACAGTAGTGCAGGGCTCAATCTTGATGCGCGTCATCATAACCAAAAAACTCCTTAAATGCGAGCTAGCATGGCCTGAATCATATGGTAGTGATCCTCAAAGTGATCTTCCGGACGCAGCTCACTGATGGGGATCCAAAGGGCCTTGTCAGCATCATCGCTGCCTTTGACCTTGGGCAGAGCCGTGTCATCGCGCAGCTTGATCAGAAAACAGTGAGTGATAGTTCGCCCACGGCTGCTGCGGTTGGGATCATCAAACACTTCCTGATCCACAATGCTGCCACGCAACACTGGTTCAGGCACACGAAGCTGAGTTTCCTCACGTAGTTCACGCAGCACGGCATGATTAATACGCTCGTTCTGATTAATGAATCCACCTGGCATAGCCCACTGCCCTTTGCCGGGCCTGGCACCACGTCGCACCAGCAGCACATGACCACTCTGCACCACACAAGCGTCTACAGTCACAAAAGTCGGCGGGTAAGGCGCACTCTGCCACGAGGCCTTGTAGTCCAAAACAAACTTGTATTCTTCCAGAATGTTCTTGTAGCTGTCTGTGCTCATGAACTTCTGGAGAAACTGCTGCACAGGAGTGCTCACCAGTGCATCACGCGGCAAATCGCCTGCTTTGTGCCCATCAGCATCCTGCACCCACATGTGGCCCATGTTGCTGAAGTAGCTGTTGCGGATGTTGGTGCCACTTATGTTGCCAAAGCTCTCCACGTTGGTGCTGTGCCACTGCGGAAAAATCCTGAGGTAGTAGCTGCTGTGGTCTCGGCTGTGCCCGATCAGTGTAACTGTGCTGGTGCCTGGATCCTGACCAAAGCGTGCCTGTGCCTGTGCTACAAGATTCTGCACGTTTTGAATCCAGCGTGCATCATTGTAGGTGCTGTCTTCCAGCGGCATCACTAGCACTCGAGCTCGCTGCTCGGCGGAGAGACTCTGCTCGATCATATCGCGTCGTTCAATGAACGTGAAGGGCACTCGGTGGCTACGAGGGCTGCGGGCAGAGCCCACAAGGATCACTAGGTGCTGGGCCTTTTCCAGTGCAGTCTCAACCACACGGTGGTGTCCTGAATGGTAAGGGCAAAAACGACCGATAAAGAGGGCTAGGTCAAAAAGTTGGGTCATGTTGCAAAAATCCTTTGCGTAAAAGCCTCTAGGTCTATCCTGTCAGCGTATATCTTATATAGCATGCGTTGGTGGAGATGTCAAACCCTTTGTTGCTTATTCCCGGGACATAACTATGCCCTTTTAATGATGCTGCGGCTCTTGTATTCCCAAACAGTTCCAACACCAGGGAAAGTAGGAGCGGGGAGACTGTCTCCAAGCGGGACCATCTTGAGTTGACTGCACTTTTCCGGTTCAAGAATGCGCGGAGTTTCCTCACACCAGCCTGTGACGTAGACTGTGATGTAGTGGCGCTGATGCTTTGGGAAAAAATCCTCGGTGAAGAGGGGCACAGTGCAAGGATCTTTCAGCGTTACCCCCAGCTCTTCGGCAACCTCTCGCCGGGCACAGTCCAGCACTGTCTCCGAAAACTCAAGGTGCCCTCCGGGAAAACTCCACTCACCGGCACCATGACTGCCTTGCCTTTGCATGAGCACATAGCCTCCGGGACTGAGCAACAGCACTCCCACGCCCACTCGCACAACGGGGGTCACGGGATCTTCGAGGATTTCAGTTGCGGACATGTTTCACCTTTATATGCTTGCATATTATGCTAGTTGTATAAAATGTCAAATGGCTGTTAGCCATTCTTTTCACTAAATATTTCACAATGTTAATCACTCACCTGCTGACAGAAAGTCAACCCCGTACTCTCTATCATGGCACATTAAAAGAGTTTGTGCCGGATATCATGGATTTTGGCCTGTTGCCACAAGTTGGTAAATTCACAGCTCATGCATACGATGAATATCGCCAAGCAGGTATTCCCTTGGCCAATGTGGTTTTTGCAGCAAGTAGACAAGACCTTTATAAATGCGTTAGTGCTATAATCGGGCAAATGCGGCATCAATATCCCCAATGGGACATGCATTCCGGAGATCAGGACATCACCGCCCAGGACTTTTACAAGCATGCAGCTTTGCTGGTATTGAAATATGCCGAGCCGAGATGGCAGCAGCGGCCTCGAGATGACATTGCCGGGGATTATCCTGCCCAGGTAGAGCCCGCTGACTATTTCATCCGCGGTGCTGATCTTCCTGATTTCGTGCTTACTGATAAGAGATTGCAAAACTTTTTCAGAAGAAACAACATTCAACTGAGTAATTACGGCATTCAAGACGTCAATCAAGACCGCGCCGAGCTGGTGAGACGGGGATTAACTCCCCGTCCCACTCGCTAGACCTGGACGTTGGCCAGCAGTTGCTCCTTGGTAGCGGTGTAGCCACTGTCTGCCCAAATTTCCTTGAGCTTGTTGATCACAACACCATACTGCGGACCAGGCTTCATGCCCATCTTGATGAGATCATAGCCTGTGACGGGAAACTCCGGCACAGTCCAAGCATCAAGCATTGCTATTTCCATGGCACTAAGGTTCTGCAGAGCAGCCATCTCTCTTGCCCACTCTCGGGAGACACCATGCACGGCCATCTCACGGAAGGGATTTTTTGCCTTGCAGTCTCGATCAGGCTGGAGGAGATACTGTGCCAGATCAATCTCCTCCCTGCTGGCCTTCCAGTTTTTCAGCACACCATAAATCTCGTGCCGCCACATATACACCATCAGCGTGACTGGGTTGGTGGTAACTGAGAAAGGAGGGTCCTGGGGGTGCCCATACCAAGGCGCACCACGAGGAAAGCCAGCACTGTGGCCCACACCTACCACATACCACATGTCATACAATGTGCTTATACCCCGGGGGCCTGCGATGATCTGTTTGACCTCACTCCAGATCCTCTCTACACTGATGCTCTTCAAGCCCTTGCATTGCCGTTCCACAGCAGCCAGAGCATCAACATCATACTCCTGGCCAAACCGTGCAGTGAACCTATACCAACGCAGGATGCGCAGGTAGTCCTCCTGGATGCGAGTGTCAGCATTGCCAACAAACCGCACCCGGCCCGCACGCAAGTCCTCAGCACCGCCAAAAGGGTCGAACAGCTTGCCATCCAGCGTCATGCTCATGCTGTTGATGGTGAAATCACGACGGTTGCTGTCGACTGCCCAATCTCGGGTGTAGCGCACCACAGCACGCCGGCCGTCTGTGCTGACATCCTCACGCAGGCTGGTGATCTCGTAGGTCTCATCATTCAGAACCACTGTCACAGTGCCATGATCCAAGCCAGTGGGAATGTGCCTCACACCCAGATCGCGGTAGATTGCCATGGCCTCATCGGGGTTGGCGTCTGTGCAGAGATCCACGTCCCCGGGGGTCTTGTCCGCCAGCAGATCCCTCACGCAGCCGCCTACCAGTCGCAGACCAAAACCACGCTGGCCAAAAGCCTCAGCCAGTTCATGCAGCTCAGGAGTAACCGTGTTTGTGACATCCATCACTTGCGCACCCACTTGAGAAACCAGAAGCGAGGGAGCCCGCCTGGCATGTTCAGTTGCACTCGAGGCAAGCTCTGCGTGCTGCTCCAAAGTGCCATGAGCACAAGCTCAATATCCACTTGTGCAAGCCTACATACCAGGTAAAGAACCATCAACCCAGCCAGCGTGCTCACAGCATGGTCTCCTTGCTACCCCATCAATCTAGCATGTTTGATAATTTTGTCAATTAGTTTTTTGCCGATGTGAATAGAAAAAATTCCGGTTTGATGGTAATCTGCTGCGCGGGCACAACCGGGGTCCAGCCAAAGTTTTCAATAACTTTGTTGCTTTCCACAGGTTTCCTTCCGGGCTTCAAACTCCACGTGATGTGATATGTTGCGCCATCCGGGCGACTGGTGGTGCCGCCAATGCTGAGGATCAAAGCTTGAACCCCTTGACCATCATTAGCCATGCCCACAACAGCAGCGGAGGTTTCACGCGGCAATGGTGTGGTTTCATCGACCCCAAACTTCAGCGTGCAATGATGTGCCACCACTGTGGGATATTGGGGTTCAAAAAGTTCCAGCAGTCGATCACGCTCTGCCTGAGGCAGCAGCCAACCCATATACCCTTTAGCCATTTGCTACTCCATGCCGCTTGAGTTCTGTGCGGCTGAGCTGACGTTTGCTCACCACATAGTGTCCATTGTGTTTGTAAACAGTTTTCTTTAGCAGCACATCATACACTGCCGTTGCCTGCCATTCAATCCTGTCGCGACCAGTAAAGCCTTTCACAGTGACTTTGCTAGGTGCAGGAACAGCCTTTTCTTCGATCGCATACCAAATGCCCTCGTGCTTGCTGATTTTTGTGCCATCAGCTACTGTACGATTGTGGGCATGCCATTCGGCCTCTTGATTGGCTTTGGTCTCGCGCCATTGTTGGCTATAGCTTCGAGCGCTGTTGTTAAGGCAAAGCTTGCCATCGCGAGGATCAACATAAAACACCTGCCCGCTGCCTTTCAGCAGGCTGGGACGGCTCTCAAAGCACCAAATTTCGCCACGATCATCTACCCGGGTGTTGCGGCACACCCACATGAGCACATGATCACGCACATGCTGCTGAACAGCATTGTCACTGCGAATGTTGGCGCTGATCTCGCTCCACACCGTATTCCAAGGTTGGCCAACTCGGCTGTGCAGGAAACGCTTCAAGGGGCTGAGATATTCGTTGAGTTCTTTGTTTTGATAATACTTCATGTAGGGCGCGCGCATGCCCTGGTTTTTGGGCTGCAAATCATCAGAAGTCTCTCGGCCTTTCCTGACGTGCTTGCCACCCAGTCGAGGGCGTTCAACAATCACTTTGCTCATGTCACTGCGCATGTGCAAACCTCCCTCTTGGGGTTGCCAATATATTATCTCCAGCACGTTTCAGCATAATAGCATTTGCCTCGATTATGTCAAGTTTTTTTAATCCAGGATTGTAAAATAGGCCACCAATCAATTCCGTTTTTCCAAGGATCAACTTTCAAAAGGTAAAACTTTCCCTTCAAATATATTTCCCTTCCACTACTCATGGCATCTGCTAGATTATCTTGGCGGGGGTTATATATGTATCTTAACGCAGGTAAATCCACATAGTCTTGCCATTTGGCACTAAGCCCTGTGAGTTTTTGTATTTTAGATATAGTGCCCAGGGAGTTTTCATGTTCCACCAACCAATGGATTAAATCCTGCGCTGTTTTCAATATTTCTGGATAAACAATAATTTCTTTTTGAACATCGTAAGGGATTTTCTGCCATGCAGTAAACAACATCTGGATTTTATTATCCATCATATCGGGCAAATTGTATTTTGTTAACACGTCATCTTTTCGTGAAGTGTAGGTAAAGTCATATTGGCCTGTGCAAGGCAACACTACATAAAGCTCACCATAGTCACTTGCCAACGTTCTATCGCTTGTAACAAACAAGCTGTTGTCACGGGTGGCGGTAAATCCCAACTTTTCCAAACCGTAATTAAATACTCGACTGGTTGCTGGATCGCTGTCTTTTGGCCGCTGGCGAGGTTGGCTGTGTGCCAAGTAAGTAAACTCTCCTAGATGTTTACTTCCGTGATATAAAAACCTACCAGTGTCGTGGCAAATCTCCAAAATATCGCTGCATTTTTGCTGTATCTCGGTCAGCAGCTTGCTGGCCAAGGGCATTTGCTCAATGTTAGGTGTGCCAATTTTTTCCCGGAAGTTTTGCAATGCCTTGCGTGTTTTGAGTTCTTGGGCATGGTCGCCTTGACGCATGAGAGTATGTATGCGCTCCTGCATGCGCCCAGCCGCAGCGTGCCATTTATCTAACTCTGTGGGAATGACTTGTGTGGGGCTGGCAGCATTGCCATCATGTGCAGTTTGCTCGCTTAATGGCGCCTTTTGTATTTCATACATCCAACTGTTAATAGATTCCCAATACCATTTCCATCGCAGTGCATAATATTCACCGCGTACGTACACTTCTTGACCTCCAGTCAAAGCTACATGAAGGTTGGTTTGTTGTGGCTGATACTTTTGGGAAATATATTGTGGATCGCTTATGTCATCAACTAGGTTTTGGGGAAATCCTTGTGACAGTAGGCTTTCACGATGTCTCTGCACAGTGAACCACAGGATCTCGGGCGTTGCGTTGGGGGTTAAAATGGGCCATTTATCTGGCTGGGAAGTCATGGCTTTTTTTACTGCTTGCATCCATGATTCTATGTGTTTTGTACTTAAAACTTGATCAAGTTCATCTAGGATAATTTCACGTTCATTTGTATAGGTAAAGTCAAAGCCGTTGCGAGGAAATATGACATAAACATCACCAAAATCCAGGGATTTGTCTCTATCACTAATGGCAAAAATGCTGTTTTCTCTGCGAGCGCTAAATCCCAGGGTTTTTAATGCTTGATCAAAACATTTCATTAACAAAGGATTGCTGTCCATAGGGGGGCGATTTTCTCGCGTTTTTGCCAAAAAAGCCGGGCGATGTTCATTTTTGATTCCACGATACAACCATTTTTGTGCTTGGCTACATGCAGCAAGATAATCACTGCACTCACGTTTTAGCACCAACCAAAAGTCTTCTACTGCACGTTCATCATAAGTGATGCGGTCTTGTGCTTTCAAGTGTTGGATTTTGTCTTGTAAGGCCTTGAGTTGGGCGTGGTAATTTGCATAAACTGTATCGTAATCATTTTTCTCCCACTCTTGGGGATTGGTTTTCCGTGCGTGTTGCAATTTGTATAACCGTTGCTTGAGCTTGGTAGCGTCCCACTCAAGTTGCCACAAGGCATTTTTAATCATGCTGGGACTGTAGATATTCAAACCACTCTCTTGCTGCTGTTGTTCCACAATAGATTTTTTTGACTTGATGTCTTGAAGTTTCATATAAGTCCCCGGAGATTTCTTATATTTATTTTGTGCTAAATACCGTTATGAAACTACAAGACTTGTTTTTACTAGAAGGTCGACATGATCCCTACAACTATAAAGTTGTATTCATGGCTGGTAGTCCGGGATCAGGAAAAACCACAGTAAGGCAAAAGATTTTTGGATCCGACATGAAAGTTGTTGATCCCGACAAAGTTGCCAGTTTGCTGCAACGCCGTGAAACACAAGAGCAGCAGAACGATTTTGCTGCCCATCCACAAGCACCACAGGCGGAAAAATTCCGCCAAAGTTGGTTGCGTCAGGGACTGGGCATGATTATTGATGGCACAGGCAGAAACTTTGAGGATTACAAGCTAAAACGTCAACAGTTTCTGGAATATAACTATCAGCCAGCTATGATTTTAGTTCACGTGCCACTTGATCAAGCAATTGCCAATGTGCAAAAACGACAGGCACAAACAGGCCGACAGGTAGACATGGATTATCTTCAGCATGCTTGGCAGCAAGTTGAAGACAATCGTGATCTTTATAAAAGTCTTTTTGGTCCCACATATTGGGAAGTAGAAAACGCCGGCAGTATGGCTGCCGCAAACATCAACCAAGTGGCCCGGCAAGCTCGGCGTTGGCTCAATCAGCCTGCGGTGTGAAGCCCCAGTTTGTAAAATGCTTGTTGTAAAGCTTGCACTTGATGCCAACAATCCACCAAGGCATTGTGAGCCTGTTCATCTCGTAAAACTGGAACATGAGAGATTTTAATCACAGTTCGACAATCACGAACTTGAAAATATTTCCAGGGTCGATGATGGGCTATGTCCATTTGTTGATAGGCATGTTCGAGAATCACAATATCAAATGTAGTTCCATGTGCCCAAACTGAATCGGCATTTTGGGCAAACTTGGCTAAGTCTCTGAGTGTATCAGTCAAGCTCACACGATCAAACGCAGTAAATGCTTCCTCGCGAACTTCGGCTTTTTGATCTGCCCACCATGCCATGGTGTCATTACACACATGGCGATCTTGACCGTCAATTTCCACTCGCCGATAAAATCCCGGACCAGGTTCGTTAAAACTGTAGGGATCAAACCACAAAGCACCTACTGTTAGTATTGCAGCCTCGGGTAAAGTGCTGAGAGTTTCTAGGTCAATCATTAAATGTTGATTGTGTTTGCTCATGGATTTTGATATTTCCTATAAGCATTCATGATCAATTCCAGTGCTTGAGGATGATCATCACCATGCACCCCAAGAGTGATATCTTGCTCTTCCAAAGGACCTGGAGTTTCCTGTGTTTCCTCCCAGTTGATGCTGTCGGCAAAAAGCTCAGCCATGTCGTGTAGAAGTTTTTGCAGATCCTCGTGACTTAGATCAACAGGAGTGTTGACATAACGAACTGTCCAATTGATTTTGGGACGTGTGTTTTTGGGTTCCATGGTGTTATCCTTGCCTGTCCTTAAACTTACAGCATATATGTAGGAGAGTCAACTGTCTTTAAGCAGTTTTTCCATGGCCCTTTGCCGGGCAATATCCTGTATGCCTTGCCATTGATCTTGAGTAATAATGCCTAGATCCACACAACGATGTGCGGCATTACGAAAAGGAACTTGAAATTCCGTTGCTAGATGATCAATCATTACTGTGATTTGGTCAAGGCTGTGGATGATATCCGGTTGCATGGGGGTTACTCCTTGGTAAAAAGCCCTTTGAGCTTGCTCCAAAATCCTGCCTTGTGCTGGAGCTCATCGCTCGCCACACCAGTGGTTGGTTTTGGTCGAGCATTGTTGTTCATGTGAGCGATGTAGCTGTCAACTTTGCGGTCCCATGCACGCAGGGCATTGGGTCCACCAAACACCTCAAGCTTGAGATCCAGTCCACTGTCAATTGTTTTATCTCTGCATCGGCAGTGCCGGATTTCAATCTTCAGCCCCAAGCTCTGTGCATCACGCCAGATGTATTCAATAAAGCTGTGCTGCCAACGTGCTGCGATTTTGAAACTCATGGTCAGAGAGTCAGTGTGGTGCGGCTCTCTATAGACCACTCGAACCACCTCTCGAACTTGTGGCGCAGCAGAGGCGCCTAGCAGCTTGGTCAGGCCTCCCGATGCACTCATGCGACGTGCAGCATGGAAGGCAGCTTGGGCTTCCCCATCACCAGTAGCGGGATGAAAAGCTGTCTCTAGGATCTTGCGAAACTTAGCGTCCATGTGTCTATCCCAACATGATAATGGTGAAGAGACTAAACAAGCCCACTGCCAACGGAATCCATTCAACTAGCAAACAAAACAAAATCAAGCTAGCTGCCCAACTTGCCACAGCCAACACATGCCACACGCTGACCTGAATCACGGGACTGTTGGGGGCAGCGTGCCAAAGCCAATAGGCAAGACCCCAAAAGCCCCAACACATGGTCAGCAGTGCAACGTCGTAAACCATTACCAGTCTAGATCAATACGAAACTGTGGTGCCATCTTGACGATCATGCTAGCGGCTTTGGTGCTGCCGAAATCAATCTCCAACGTGCGATACATGCGCTTGAGCGCAAGCGCAACGCTGTTGACCACAGCAGCCAGCAGTTCCAGATCCTTAAACCCACCCTCACTTACATTGATGCTCATGCTGGCCACAACATCAGCCGCAACATCGCCAGGAACACCAGCATCGCCGGGCTGACCCACAAGGTAGGCATACACCTGTCGCATGACCTGATAGTTGGGGCCACGAGATAGATCGGTTTTTTCAAGCTCTTGGGCAGCATCTAGGATATTCTGTCGGATCTGTGCTCGCGGTCTATGGAAACTCATGCTCGTGTTCCTGCATATGTATAACCGTATAGTAGCACAGAGCTCTGTGTTGTCAACCGCTAAACCCTCCGTCTGGCTACACAACCAAAAGCGCAAGGCACAGCACCAAGATTGGGCCAGTCCACCAAACCCCAGTGGCCCATCCAGCCATTACAGCACAAATCAACCAGCACACCATGGCCAAAGGCCGGGCTACTTTAACAGACAGTGAACTTGGGAGCCAAAGTGCAGCCCCCAAAGTCCAGATTGATCCTATTAGGAAACTAACTCCAATCTCGACAAGCCAAAGTGGCATCAGCCTGTATACTTCTTGACCAAGGACTCTAGCTCAGCAAGCAGAGTATCCCTGTTGTTGGTTAGCACCACCGTGCTGGTCAGTGTGCCATAGTGCATCTCAAGCGACTGAAGGAGCAGCCTCTTGAGGCTTTCCTCATCTGGCTTATCTTGCAATGTGCTGTTGGCATAGAGTGTTTCCAGGCTCTTTTCCTTGTTGTTGAACCACTCGTCAATCTGCTCAAGAGTCCATTCTCCGCGACGGATACTTTTCAAGATTTCACTATTACGTTCAATGTCAAGATCATGCTCCACAAGGATCTGTTCGCATTGCAAAAGAAGTCTTACGATGTGATAAGCCCATTTTGTATCGTATCCATATTGTTGAATGTCTTGACTACGCTTACCCGTCCTGTTGGCCATTCCGGATGATTTCAGCACATCTCGTAGGCTCAATAGGTCCTCGTCTGACATATTTTCCAGCATTGCACTCTCCTTGGCAGATGGCTTGTATCAGTAGATCGTAGCTGTTTGTGATGATATCATTATCTACAATAGCATATTGATGTGCATTGTCAACACACCATTTCACTTGCATTTCCAACTGAGCCTGCTTCAGCAATGCGATAGGCGTTGGCTTAACCTCTATCATAACTTTTGAACCTGTGGTTGTAGTCACACAAAAATCGCAGTATGTCCATCTTTTTTGATTATTGTCGGTGTTATACCGAATTCGAACCTGCTCAAAAGTGTAGGATATTACTCTATTGTCAGAGTCAAGCTTTTCTGCCAATAGTTTTTCCCAAGATGATCTATACCAGAACTTTCCTCCATCTATCTTGGCGGAGTAATAGTATCCGGACTTGTGATTTCGACCTTGCTTTTGTTCACTATTCAAAGGCCTTGCGGATAGCTTCTCTGCAAACTTTTCTCTCCATTCCCTGTCTCTTTTTGCCCAGATCTGCTTGCATCTCTCACTGTGCTCTTGACGTTTCTCAGTAGTTGTCAATGATTTTTTGAAAGGGTTTTTGTCGCCAGCGAAATCTGCATGATTCTCGCTCATTTTTTTCCGAGTTTCAGCTGTATGTGTTTTTCCAAAAAATGGATTTTTCTCACCAAATAACCTTGGCTTGGTTGCCAATGCTTCTGGACTTATTTTGTCTCCAGGATTACGACCCACTTTCCGTAAGGTTTTGATATCGTAATGTCTCATCCATCGGGCAATGGTAGTAATGTTCGCACCATATTTTGAAGCCATTTTTGATAAGCTGAGTTTTTCAAACACATCCGCCTCAAGCTCTTCTCGAGAAGGCTGAGACGCCTTTGGCTTTGATACAGGACCAAGATTGTAGGATTTGATCCATTTTTCAGCAATGGTTTCGGGCACGTTATATTTTTGAGATAAGCTACGTAGATCCGGTAGTTGCTCCAGAGACTCTATCAACTGATCTTTTGTTGGTCGCATATATCTTTTGCGAAAGTTTTTGATCTCAAGACCGTAAGCTTCGATCCAACTATCTACAGTTTTGCGAGAAACATTGTGCAGTTCAGCTATCTGCACTGCATTTAGATTCTGGTCTATTTGAGATTGTAGCATCTCTTTTGTTGGCTTCTCTTTTTTTGATCTCATTTTCAACGTCCTCTAGTTCGATATCAAGGGGAAGTTGATATTTCTCGCAAAGCTTCAAAAACTCGCGGATAGTATGCTTACCCTTCAACTTATTTAGTCCAGAGTAAGCATAACCACGAAGTTTGGCCATAGCCCCTTTGTGCAGAAACAGTCGGCGATTTTCCCGCACATGCTCGGCGATCTTGGTGGTGTGCAAGATGCAGCGTCGTGGCAGAAACAACACATCTAGAATGTTGGGGTTGTTCTCCATGGCCAGATGGAAGAAGTCCACAATGTTGTAGATGCTGAAGTCATACTGTTTGCGCTGGTCAGGCAAATCTACATGGTGCTCGCTCCACACTCGAAACCGCTGTTCCTGTGTGCCAAAGCCATACACCCTGCCACCGTCGGTGAACGGGAACACAATCTCACGGGGTGGGATGCAGAAGCCAAAGCAATCCATGTCACTTGTATCACTTGATACGCCATAGGCAGCACTACCAGCATAGCCCAGAAACTGAGTGTTGTCAGGCAGCCATTTTGGTGGATGGATCAGTTTTCGTTCAACTAATGTGTGAAGTAGCACGACGGTCTCCTGTCAAACAGTTTGCATGGTTTTGATGGCAGCGTCCAGCTGAGTCAACAGCTCTTGATGTTCCTCAAGGCAAGGGCATCGTCCTAGTGTCCTGTGAAGGCACACACATTCTCCATGCCAATCTATTGAATCAATTCGAGCTCGTGCTGCCTCGAGTGCCATCAAAACCTGTTGCTTGTGGTCAGACATGTGTATCCCTATAGCAGCTATCACAGCGTAACACATCATACCATGATGTCAACCACTAGGTTTATAGCAGCAGGTCGCTTACCTTCTGTGCCTGCCATTTAGTCCAAACTCCTCGGCGCACGAAAAGGTCAATCACTTTGGGATTGGCCAACAATATCTCACGTGGTGTGTAGGCCTGCATGCCAACTATTTTAAAACACTTGGGATTGAGCACAATATAACTGCGGCTGTTTGGACTTTCAATGCGGTTGTGATACCAAAGAAAGTCTATTCCCAGTTTGCGGAACATGCCCGGTAACTTTTTTTCCCAATCATCAAAGCTTGACTTTCTCAAAAATGGTTGTAGTTCTTGTGGCATGCGACTTGTGTTGTGGTAAATGTGATCCCACTTTTCACTGAAATTTGGGCCATCTAGGACCTGAATGCCTTTGTCACATCCATCTATGTTGACCTGATACATATAGGTATTTGAGGCTTGATCACCTGCCAACATGTCAGTAAAAAAGTCTTTTTGCAAACTGCGCTCCACAGCCGCAGCCCAGGTTCCCACATGTGACAAAAAGTGAAACTGTTTGATGTTGGGCACATCGCTACTGTGCCATAAAATGCGTTGAGTTATTTCCGTAAGTTTCATCCTGTATTTAACTAGATCAAGCACTTGTAGGATCCAGTTAAACTGGGAGCCGCCAGCTAGCAGGTTGCTGCGTGTTCACATGACCTTGAGGATCACATGATGCGCAGTAATCTTGCCCGTGAGCTCGTGTTGCTTGCCGCGGATGCTATTGCCCAGCACAAACAAGCGAGTGAGTGAACCAGCCTTGCTCCAATGCGGCAGAATCTCATCGGGCTTGCGCAGTGTCTTGCACATGCTGACCTTGCTGTCCCAACCAACCAGCTGCCGGCCCTGCATGCTAAGCACCTGCTCGGTGGCAACATACAGCTCGATGTGATGGGTCCGGGTATTGTAAAGCACTGCTGCGGTAGCCCCAATCACATTCTTGGGGTCCACACTCTTGATACCCAGGGTGTTGTCCTGCTGCACACGGACCTTGCGGGCTGCCTTTTCGCCCTGGCGATCGCGCTCGTTGCTGGTGCTTGCCACCAGTCGCTTGCGCGCCTTGCGAGCACTGTCCTTGACTGCACTGCCATTGCTGGCAAGCAGGTTCAAGGTATTGAGAATGGTATGCAGGGGCTTGACCCACTTGCGGCAAGCCGGGCTAGAGCTGGCATCCTGCAACCGTTCCTGATACCAACGCACCAGTTCACGAATCACAACAGGCTTGCTATCGCCATGCTGGCGCACAACAGCCCGGGTTTCGTCGGCAACTGCCTTGATATCGCACCGTCCGGCGTTGAAGCGGGCACGAACGTTATCCAGCAGGGCCATGCAGTTGACAATCTTGCTGAGCTTGCGCCCGTTGGCAGTGGAGGGAATTTCCTCCCACTGAGGCTGAACCTGCTCAGCAACAGGGGCTTGCAGCACCACCGCTTCCAGTTGCTGCCGAATGCGCTGGCTGCTGCTGGGCGCAAGCTTGGCGCCGCGATTGAGGCAGTAGGCAATCTTGCCAATCAAAATCATGCTGTTGGGGGCAAGTGCCTGAGCCTGTGCCTCGAGACCCAAGCTTGCAGCATATTGCACCACCTCGGCCTTGAGCTGGCGCACATCGCATTCGGTGTTGACCCAATTCAGGCACTGGGGATACACCGCAGCAAACGTGGGATCCTGGTAGTTCAGCTTGCCGATAACGTCTTGCATGACATCTCCTTCTATGTGCTGATTATAGCACATGGGGCTACACTGTCAACCAAAAAAGTCAGTCGTTGTCCACCACGCAGCGAACATCCAGGTCAGCCGCCCTGAACTCCACAGACAGCAGCTCGCCGTTACGGCGGTGCTCCTGGATGAACCTAAACCAAACTTCCCGTCCGGTCTTATGGGATTTCATCCAAAAGCCCCACTCTTGGGCCTCAACAAGGGCAGAACCCCTGCGACGCTCCAGCTGATTTGCCCGCCGACCTTGCCTTATCATCTCATGTTCCAAGCACGAGGCTTCCGTGGAAAACTCCCTGATACCCCTGTGCCAATGGAACAGCTTGCTTGATATCACTAGCCGATTCATCACACGCTCCGTGCTTTGTATCGTCATGATAGCAGGGTTTGTGAGGTTGTCAACCTAAAATTTTAGCCTGACAACCTCGTTAAAAATCAGCGGGTTACAGCCGGAAAGCCTC